CAAAGACGCCCAGCGCATGTACAATTACTGGACAAGCCAAGAAGCTGAGATGCTAGCGCTTGCGCCTAAAGCACCATTTATTGGTTACGGCGGTCAGTTTGAGGGGTATGAGTACCAGTGGAAGACGGCTAATACACAAAATTGGCCGTATCTTGAGGTCAATCCTGACGTTACCGACGGTGCTGGGTCCATACTGCCGCTACCCCAGCGTGCAGCACCACCACTGCCGCAAACAGGGCTTATCCAAGCCAAGATGGGCGCGTCAGAAGATATTAAATCAACAACCGGCCAGTACGACGCAAGCCTTGGTCAAGTGTCTAATGAGCGTTCTGGCCGTGCTATTTTGGCAAGGCAAAAAGAGTCTGATAACGGTACGTACCACTATGTAGATAATTTAGCCCGTGCCGTGCGGTATGTAACCCGTCAATTGGTCGATTTAATTCCAAAAATCTACGACACGCAACGGATTGCTCGGATTGTTGGTATTGATGGCGAAACCAACATGGTCAAGATCGACCCCACGCAGCAAGAGCCGGTCAAAAAGATCATAGATCAAACAGGCGTGGTGATCGATAAGATTTACAACCCCTCAGTTGGCCGCTACGATGTTGTAGTGACCACAGGCCCAAGCTACATGACCAAGCGCCAAGAAGCTATGGACGCTATGGCTCAAATCTTGCAGGGCAACCCCAACTTATGGGCTGTTGCAGGCGACTTGTTTGTTAAAAACATGGATTGGCCTGGTGCTCAAGAGATGGCCGCACGTCTTCGTAAGACGATTGACCCGCAATTACTTGCTGATCAAGACAACGATCCTGCGCTACAGGCTGCTCAGAAGCAAATTGAAGCCATGGGCGCTGAAATGCAACAAATGCACGATATGCTTATGAACGTCAATCAGTCGATTGAGGCTAGAGACGTTCAAGTACGTGAGTTTGAGGCTAAAATCAAGGCATTTGACGCCGAAACTAAGCGTATTTCAGCCACAATGCCTGGCATGACGATGGAGCAAATTCAAGATATTGTAATGGGTACGATTGCTGCTGCGCACGATGCTGGTGATTTAGTGCCACCTCAGCAAATGCAAGGTCCAATCATGCCGGAATCAGATGAGATGGGCCGTGAAGAAGGTATTATGGCCCGTCAGGAAGAGGCTCAACAAGCTAGACCCATGCCTAATGTCGTACCGCAGGAGGGCCAAGCATGAAATGCGCTGATTTTGTAGGTATGTTGTTTTTAGCCCGTGATGTTGCTCATTCTGTCCATCTAAACACCCGTAGTTACAGCAAACACAAAGCATTAGGTAAGTTTTACGACGAAGTTATCGATTTAGCGGACAAATTTGCTGAAGCCTACCAAGGTAGACATGGTTTGATCGGCCCCATATCATTGATGAGTGCCGGTAAAACCTCTAATATTTTAGCTTTCATGCAAGATCAGGTTGATCAGATCGAAAAAATTAGGTATGAAGTCTGTGATAAGGCTGAAACACCGCTTCAAAACATCATTGATGAAATTATCGGGTTGTACTTAAGTACAATCTACAAACTTAAGTTTCTCGCATAAGGAATTACGATGCAACTTCTTAACCCGATGAGTAAGACGGATTACCCCGCGTACACAGCGACCTCTGGGGCTACCGCAGGCAATACAACTGCTTGGGGCGCAGGCCCACAAGGTGTTCTTGTATGGGCAGATGTAGCTTCTTATGTTGAGGTTGGTGTAGACGCTACCGCTACGACGGCTAGTACACCCATTCCTGCTAATACCCCATTCCATTTCGTCGTGCCTTTAAACACTTCAGGCGCTCCTTGGCGTGTCAGCGTGTTGCGTATTGGGTCAACAAGCGGTATTGCGTACTGTAAGCCGATTAACAAAGAATAGACACTTGAGCTTTTTGTCTTAAGTTGGAGTAACCATGGCAGACGTCAAGATTTCAGGGTTAACCAGCGGTAATCCAGCGCAATCTGGCGATGAAATACCTATTGCTCGCAGCGGCGCTAACTACAAGGTTACCGCTGGCAGTATTGCAGCCTTAGCAGGTGGGGGTACAACTACATACGCCGCCACATTTGATAATTCAGGGTCGGGTGCAACTTCTGGAACTACATTTAATGGGTCTGTAGCAAGGACTATAAGCTACAACACCATCGGTGCGCCTAGTATTACAGGCACCAACGCTACAGGTACATGGCCTATTGATGTTAGTGGGTCAGCGGGAACCGCAGCGGCAGTGTCTGGTGGTGGAGCTAATCGACTTGTATACCAAACAGGCTCTAGCACTACATCATTTATTACCGCACCTACTGTAACCGACACTTTTTTAAAGTGGAATGGTAGTACGTTTGTTTGGGATTCTGCGTCTGGCGCAGGCACCGTAACATCTATAACTGCTGGGTCTGGTTTAAGTGGCGGCACTATTACTACATCAGGCACTGTAGCTTTAGCCACTGCGTATGGTGACACGGTTAATCCATACGGAAGTAAAACAGCTAATTACGTTTTAGCGTCGCCTAACGGTTCTTCAGGTGTACCTACGTTTAGAGCTTTAGTAGCTGCTGATATACCTCAAATTTCTTTAGCTTCAGGTGTAACAGGTAATCTTCCAGTTACTAATCTTAATTCTGGTACCGGTGCATCCGCTACTACTTATTGGCGTGGTGATGGCACTTGGGCAACACCTGCTGGAGCTGGAACAGTAACATCTGTTGATTTATCAATGCCGTCTGGTTTTTCAGTTTCTGGAAATCCAGTAACTAGTTCAGGTACCTTAGCCGTAACTACAACATTAAGTGGTGTTTTAAAAGGGACAGGTTCTGGTTTTACCGCTGCAACTGCTGGTACTGATTACCAAGCACCTATTACGCTTACAACAACCGGCACGTCAGGTGCTGCAACGTTTGTTGGTAATACATTAAATATCCCGCAGTATTCAGGCGGCGGCGGTTCTGGAACAGTCACTTCTGTTGCCCAAACTTTTACAGGCGGCATTGTTAGCGTATCTGGATCGCCGATCACATCGTCTGGCACATTAGCTTTAACGGTTGCTGGAACCTCTGGCGGTATTCCATACTTCTCAGGTGCAACAACGTGGGCAAGCTCTAGTGTTTTAGCAGCAAATAACTTGGTAGTTGGCGGCGGCGCTGGTGCAGCACCAAGCACAGTAACAACAGGCACAGGTGTTATTACAGCGCTTGGTGTTAATACAGGTAGTTCGGGTGCATTTGTTGTTAACGGTGGGGCTTTAGGAACGCCATCTTCGGCAACATTAACTAACGCAACAGGATTGCCACTGTCTACCGGTGTAACAGGCAACCTTCCAGTTAGTAACTTAAATTCAGGAACAGGAGCAACGTCATCAACCTTTTGGCGTGGTGATGGTACTTGGGCAACACCTGCTGGCGGTGGTACACCAGGTGGCTCTAATACGCAGATACAGTTTAATAGCTCTGGATCATTTGGTGGTAGCGCAAACTTTACCTGGGACGGAACAAACGTACAGATTGGCGCGACAGGTGCGCTTAGGTTTGCAGACACAGACTCTAGTAACTATGTAGCGTTTAAGTCGCCCGGTACGGTTTCTGCCAATGTCACTTGGACGTTACCAAGCGCAGATGGATCGTCTGGTCAGTTCTTGAGTACCGATGGTTCTGGCACGTTGGTATGGTCTACTCCTTCTGGAGCCGGAGATGTTGCTGGGCCATCATCTGCTACGGATAATCAGATCGTGCTTTTCAACAGCACGACCGGCAAGCTAATTAAAGCAGCAACCACAACAGGTCTGTTGAAAGCAACATCAGGTGTCATAGCCGCAGCGGTATCTAGCACAGACTACGCACCAGCAACGACAGGCACTAATGCTCAACTGCTGGCAAACAACGGTTCTGGTGGTTTCTCTAACGTTACGGTTGGTTCAGGTCTTACGTTATCCGCTGGGACATTGACATCAAGCGGTGGCGGTCTAACGTGGCAATCCGTCCAGACCGGAAACTTCACCGCAGTTGCTGGAAATGCTTATCCTGTCAACACAACCTCAGCGGCGATTACGGTGACGCTACCTGCAAGTCCGAGCGCTGGAGATCAGATAACGCTGACGGATTATGCGGGTACGTTTGGTATAAATAACTGCACAGTAAATCCTAATGGCTTAAAAATTAGAGGAAGTACATCTAACATACTTTTAAACGTAGATGATTCGTCAATAAGCATTGTTTATATTGACTCAACCGAAGGCTGGCTTATTTATAGTGATGTTGTTCCTACTGTTCCCACACCAACCATTAACTATTTGATAGTTGCTGGTGGCGGTGGCGGTGGCTCAAGAGAAGGTGCTGGTGGTGGTGGCGCAGGAGGTTACAAGACTTCTAGTAGCCAATCCGTAAATTCAACACAAACATTGACAATTACTGTTGGAAGTGGCGGCGCTGGGTCTATTTCTACGACATCACCTTACACGGGATCAGATGGAACTTCTTCTTCAATTACAAACTTAGGTGCATCAGCTCCATATAGCACTGTAAGCACAACAGGTGGTGGCGGTGGCGGCGGGGCCGCAGCTGGCGCTAATGGGAGATCAGGTGGCTCTGGCGGCGGTGGAGCCAGAGGGGGAACCGCCGGAGGAGCCGGAACATCTGGTGAAGGTAATGCTGGTGGTAACGGCATATCGTCAACCGGTGGAGGTGGCGGCGGTGGCGGGAAAAACGCTGCTGGTAGTGCTGCAACCAGTGGTAATGGGGCAAACGGTGGCGCGGGTTTAGCTGTAAGCACTGCTTTAGGAGGCGGGACTTATGGCGGAGGGGGCGGTGGATCAGCAAACGGATGGACTGATACTGGTGGAAGTGGCGGCGCGGGCGGTGGTGGCGCGGGTGGCGCGGGGCAAGGCACTTTTGTAGGTGATGGTACGTCTGGAACTGCAAACACCGGAGGTGGTGGAGGTGGAGGCGGGGGTTCTAGTGCTCCCAACCAACGCAGCGGAGGAAATGGCGGTTCTGGTGTTGTTATTATTGCCTATTCTTCTGATTACCGAGCAGCCAGCACAACAGGTTCTCCCACTTACGAAGTCGGTGGCGGCATTAGGAGATATACATTTACTGGTAACGGAACAATAAAGTTTTGAAATGAACATTCATAATTTATTTCCTATTCCAATAGGTTTTTTTAATCTTAGCCGTTCTTTGAATGACGAAGAATTGGAATTTATAAAAAATCTTGACACACGTTCTAATACTGGCAATTCAACATCAATAAACAATTTTGTTCTGCGCGATCCATCACTGACTACATTAAGGTCTTTTATTGAAGATTCGACAAACGAATATTTCAAATGCACGATCAATCCAAAGCATAATGTGTCTTTACGCATCACACAAAGCTGGTGTAATTATTCAGAACAAGGCCAACATCATCATAAACACGCCCATCCAAATAGCTACATTAGTGGCGTGTTTTATGTTCAGACTAATCCTGATGATCGAATTTATTTCTACAAAGACGGATGGCAGCAGATTAAATTTCCAACAGATCATTGGAATGATTACAACAGTGAAAGCTGGTGGTTTGATGCTTATGCAGGTCGGCTTATTTTGTTTCCTTCTTCGCTAACTCATATGGTTCCGACCGTTCAAGGCGAACAAACAAGAATATCGTTGTCGTTTAATACCTTTCCGGTTGGTGTTGTCGGGGAAGAGATGGACTTAACTGGATTGAAGTTGGAGGCGTAATGGCTCACTTTGCAAAATTAGATCAGAACAATGTGGTGCTTGAAATCCACGTTATTCACAACAACGAACTCCTCGACCAGAACGGTCAAGAGCAAGAATGGAAGGGTGCGTGGTTCTTGCAGAATTGGTCAGGTGGTTATCCGTATTGGAAGCAAACAAGTTATAACCGAACCTTCCGTAAGAACTACGCTGGCATCGGTTACACCTACGATGCACAGAGAGACGCTTTCATCCCACCTAAACCCTATCCATCGTGGGTACTGAACGAAAATACCTGCCTCTGGGATGCGCCTGAACCTATGCCTAGCGATGGCAACATGTATCAGTGGGATGAATTAACTACTTCTTGGAGCTTAAATGAAAATCAACCTTGAATTAAGTATTGAAGAAATTAATCAAATTCTTGCAACACTCAACCAAATGCCTTACGGTCAAGTTGCTGTTTTAGTGGAAAACATCAAAACCCAAGCAACAACTGCTTTGGAACAAAACAAGCCACAAGAATAGCTGCACACATTATTGCCACAACAAACACTGTAATATATGATGTTTTAACTGTATCGGCCCAGTAGACCGAGACTCTAACGAGTGAATTATGAGCGACGAAAGTCAAAACTTAGCGGAAGTTGAATCCGCGCCAGCAACCGAGGTGACGGCCACCACGGAAATTGCACAAAATGCGCCGGAGGTCGCTGAACAAGCGCCAGAGCAGACTGAGGAAAAGCGATTTACCCAGGCTGAACTTGACGCGATGATCAGCAAACGACTTGCAAGAGAGCAACGCAAGTGGGAACGGGAACAAAAGCTGAGGGCTTCAACGCCTGAAATGCTGTCTAGTGAATTACCAGCGCAAGATAGTTTTGCTTCAACTGAGGAATACGCAGAAGCGTTAGCCGAAAGAAAAGCAGCAGAATTACTTGCCCGACGTGATGCAGAAAGACAGCGAGCCGAAATTCTTGAGGTCTATCACGAGCGCGAAGAAGAAGCACGGACTAAGTACGAAGATTTTGAGCAAGTTGCGTACAACCCGCGTCTTCCAATCACGACAGTGATGGCCGAAACGATTCAAGCGTCTGACATTGGCCCTGAGGTGGCGTATTACCTTGGTTCTAACCCGAAAGAAGCTGATCGTATTGCCAAGTTGTCGCCTTTTTTGCAAGCCAAAGAAATTGGGAAGATTGAAGCGAAGTTAAGCGAAAATCCTCCTGTTAAGAAATCAACGAGCGCTCCCGCGCCGATTCAGCCGGTTACCCCACGGGGTGGCAACGCAAGAGTTTTAGATACAACTGACCCGCGTTCTATTAAAGAAATGTCAACGTCAGAGTGGATTGAAGCAGAGCGTCAACGGCAGATTAAGAAATGGGAAGCTCAAAACCGAGTCCGCTAACTTTTTGATAAGGAATTGTCATGGCAAATAGTCTACTTACCATCGACATGATTACTCGCAAGGCGCTTGAAATCCTTGAGAATAATCTTGTCTTAACCCGCAACGTTAACCGTCAGTACGACGATAGCTTTGCTGTTGAAGGCGCCAAAATTGGTTCGACCTTGCGTATCCGCTTACCGGACCGCGCACTTGTAACCGACGGTGCAGCACTCCAAGTCCAAAGCGACAACGAGCAGTACACCACGTTGACCGTGGCTTCGCAAAAGCACATCGGCGTTAACTTCACTTCTGCTGAATTGACCTTGCAGTTGGATGACTTCGCAGAGCGCGTGCTCAAGCCTCGTATTAGCCAGCTTGCTGCTAGCATCGATGCAGACGTTGCTAACTCTTACCAGAACATCGGTAACACAGTTGGTACGCCTGGCACGACACCTGGCACGTCGTTGGTTCTGTTGCAAGCTCAACAGAAACTGAACGAGAACGCTGCTGTTATGTCGCCCCGTTACGCTACAGTCAATCCTGCTGCTAACGCTGGTTTGGTTGAAGGCATGAAAGGTCTTTTCAACCCCACCGACACGATCAGCCGTCAGTTCAAGAACGGCATGATGGGCGTCGGCGTGCTTGGGTTTGATGAGATCAACATGTCTCAGTCGATCAAGCAGTTCACGACCGGCTCGCGTACGGCTACCGGCGGCACGACTTCTGCGGCTGTTACCAGCGAAGGCGCGACCACTATCGCCATCACTGGCGCAGGTGCTAGCGCAACGGTTAAGGCTGGCGACGTGTTCACCGTGGCTGACTGCTATGCTGTTAACCCACAGACCCGTGAATCAACTGGTTCGCTGTTCCAGTTTGTTGTAACGACTGACGTTACGCTTAACGGTTCTGGCGCAGGTAACTTGACGGTTGCTCCGATGTACTCGTCCAGCAACGCGCTTGCAACCGTGGCTAGCCTTCCCGCTACCAGCAAAGCTGTCGTGTTTGTCGGCGCTGCATCGTCGCAGTACCCACAAAACCTCGTCTACCACAAAGACGCTATCACGTTCGCTACTGCCGATTTGATGATGCCGCAAGGCGTTGACATGGCATCGCGTCAAGTTCATAACGGCATCTCGATGCGTATTGTTCGTCAGTACGACATCAACAATGACCGTATGCCCTGCCGTATTGACGTGCTGTACGGCTACAGCGTGATTCGTCCGCAAATGGCTGTTCGTCTCTGGGGTTAATTAATCTAGGGGGCTTCGGCCCCCTTACCGAATTATTTTTTGAAAGGATTTATCATGGCAATTCCTAACGGTGCTGGTGGCTATCAGTACAACGACGGTAATACCGGCGAGGCTTTGTTGTTTGTTCAAGGTGCTCCTACCGCGCTTACTGGCGCAGCTACAATCACAGCGGCTCAACTAGCAAACGGTCTGTTTACGTTTGACGGCACCGCTGGCGCAATGACGCTGCCTACGGTTGCGTTGCTTGAGGCTGAAGTTTCTTCCGCAGCTAAGATCAATGCAGCGTTTACGTTTGCGGTGGTTAACATCGACAGTACAGATGCAGTAACCGTAACGGCAGGCACGGGTTGGACGCTTGTTGGCACGGCTGCGGTATCGGCAGGTACATCGTCGCAATGGCTGGCTCGCAAGACCGGCGACGGCACTTGGACGGCTTATCGGATTGCGTAATCGATAGGGGGTTCGCCCCCTATTTTTAAAAGGATTAGCTATGTCAAACACTAAGCCAATCGGCGTTGCTTTTACTGACCAAGACATCATCGGCGCGCAGTACATATTGTCTGATGAACAGTTTGGTTACACAGCAAACGCTCAAGGTACGGTAACTCAGGCTACTAGCAAATCGACCGCTGTAACGCTTAACAAAGCCGCCGGTCAGATCACGATGAACAACGCGGCTTTGGCGAGCGTAACCAACGTAACTTTTACGTTGAATAACTCGCTTATTTCTGCTAACGACATCTTGGTTTTGAACGTGAGCGGCGGCGCTACGGCTGGTGCGTATAACTGCTGGGTTTCTGGTCTGAGCGCAGGTTCTGCGTCAATTACCGTGCGTAACATCTCAGGCGGCTCGCTGTCTGAAGCAGTTGTTATCAATTTTGCTCTCATTCATTGCGTGTAAAGGCGCGGGGGCTAACTACCCCCATTTAAAATTATGGCCGTCATCTATCTTCGCCACCCTACGCATGGTGCTAAAGTTGCTATATCTGACATGGAAGCTGAACATGACAGACAAAATGGCTGGGAAGCGTATGATCCTAATGCCGTAACGGATGAGCATGAGACTGTTAACGAACTTCAACCACGTCGTCGCAGTCGCAGACCTCAGGAGATTGAGTCATGACAACTGCCGCTGAATTGATTGAAGGGTCGCTTAGACTTCTTGGCGTGTTGGCCGAAGGTGAACAGCCCTCGGTTGCTGTGATGCAAGATTCCATCATGGCGATGAATCAAATGATTCAGTCATGGGATACCGAGCGCCTGTCGGTGTTCAGCACGCAAGATCAGGTGTTTACATGGCCTGCTTACACCATGTCCCGCACGCTTGGGCCTACTGGTGATTTTGTTGGCAACCGCCCTATTGAAGTTGACGACGCAACTTACTTTAAAGACCCTTCATCAGGGTTGTCGTTTGGCGTCAAACTTATCAATCAGCAGCAGTACGACGGCATCGCGTTCAAAACGGTTACGTCCACCTATCCGCAGGTTTTATGGGTCAACAATACCTTTCCTGATATTGAGATGACCATTTACCCTGTGCCTATTAAAGCCTTAGAGTGGCACATCATTTCAGTAGAAACGCTCAATGAAGTGTCAAGCGTTGCTACAGACATGTACTTTCCACCAGGCTATTTACGCGCGTTTCGCTACAACCTAGCGTGCGAGTTAGCGCCTGAGTTTGGTGTAGAACCTTCGCCGCAGGTACAGCGTATTGCCATGTCAAGTAAGCGCAACATCAAGCGCATTAACTTTCCTGGCGACCTTATGGCGATACCTTATCCGATTGTTGCGACGCGTCAACGGTACAACATCTACGCCAATAACTTCTAATGAAAACGCCGATCCTTGGCTCGACTTACGTTGCCCGTTCCGTCAACGCAGCCGATGCGAGGATGGTCAATTTATTTCCAGAGGTAGTGCCGGAAGGCGGCAAAGAACCTGCGTTTCTTCAGCGCTGCCCTGGTCTACTAAACCTTGCTACGATCGGCAGCGGTCCTGTTAGAGGGTTATGGACGTTTTCATCTGATAACAGCACCGCGTTTGTTGTATCCGGTAACGAACTGTACCGAATCAACACCAGCTACGCCGCTACGCTTATAGGTTCTTTACCTGGTGATGGCCCTGTTAGCATGGCTGACAACGGCATACAACTATTTATTGCTTGCAACGGTCCTAGCTACATCTACAACGTTGACACCGGCGACTTCGGTCAGATCATAGACCCTGATTTTCCTGGTGCGGTAACGGTTGGCTATATCGATGGCTACTTTGTTTTTAATGAGCCTAACAGCCAACGTATTTGGGTTACGCAACTGCTTGATGGTACGTCTATTGATCCGCTTGACTTTGCAAGCGCCGAAGGGTCGCCCGATGGTGTGGTGGGCCTAATCGTTGATCATCGTGAAGTTTGGGTGTACGGCACAAGTACCGTTGAAGTTTGGTACGACGCTGGTACACCTGATTTCCCGTTACAGCGCATCCAAGGCGCGTTTAATGAGATTGGTTGTATATCAGCGTACACCATCGCTAAGATGGATAACGGTCTGTTTTGGCTAGGCGCTGACGCCAGAGGCCAAGGTATTGTCTACCGCGCTAACGGTTACACCGGCCAACGCATCAGTACCCACGCCGTTGAGTGGCAAATTCAACAGTACGGCAATCTTACTGACGCGCTTGCATACACCTACCAGCAAGACGGCCACAGTTTTTACGTGCTTATCTTCCCCAGCGCCAATACAACTTGGGTATATGACGTTGCGACAGGTGCATGGCATGAGCGCGCTGGATGGAATAACGGGTCGTTTACGCGGCACCGCAGCAATTGCCAGATGGCGTTTAACAATAAAATTATTGTGGGCGACTATCAAAACGGCAATATTTACGCGTTTGATCTTAATACTTACGCTGACAACGGACAGATACAAAAGTGGCTACGCTCGTGGCGGGCGCTGCCGACCGGCCAAAACAATCTCAAACGCACCGCGCAGTATTCGATGCAGATCGACATTGAGTCTGGTGTTGGTTTAAATGGTTATCCTCGTACCGAGAACGTCTATTTCATCACTGAAACAGGCGGCAACTATATAGTTACAGAAACAGGCGAATTTTTTATTGAAGAACAACAATTGCCAGGCACGCAAGGCGCTGACCCAGAGGTTATGTTGCGTTGGTCTGATGATGGCGGTCACACATGGTCTAACTACCGTACATCCTCGGTTGGAAAAATTGGTGAATACGGCCACCGCGTTTGGTTTAGACGTCTAGGGATGACCATGAAGTTGCGCGATAGGGTCTATGAATTATCAATGACCGATCCTGTTAAGACAGCAATTATGGGCGCGGAACTTCTCATAACGCCAACCAATGCCTAACGTAACTAACATACCCGCACCCCGCGTCAGCATCATTGATGAGCGTACGGGGCTTATTTCGCGTGAATGGTATCGGTTCTTTTTAAATTTGTTTACGTTAGTTGGACAAGGTAACAATCAAATTACCTTAGACGACATTCAAGTTGGACCGCCCGATCAAAACATCAACATATTGTTAGCTAACAGCTTGTCTGATCCCGCGCCGGTTCCTGTACCTTTTATATCGTTGGCTGACAATCAAGCCTTATCACCTTCTATCGTACAAATCATATCAACTAACTACGCTGACTTAGCGCCCCCAGTTATCCCCTCTACATCATCTGGAGGTAGTTCAGGGACCGTCACTAGCGTAGATGTATCTGGCGGCACTACAGGCGTAACTTTTACTGGCGGTCCAATTACGACGTCCGGTACGATAACAATGTCTGGTACGCTGAATGTCAGTAATGGTGGCACAGGTATCACAACGACGCCTGCTAACGGCGCTCTGCTTATAGGTAACGGTTCAGGTTATGTATCTGCAAATTTAACTGCTGGTTCAGGTATATCAATTACCAACGGCGCTGGCACTATAACTATCACTTCAACTGCTGGTGGTGGGTCTGTTACCTCAGTAGACGCGTCAGGAGGCACTACAGGACTTACGTTTAGTGGCGGACCTATAATTACTAGTGGCACGTTAACACTGGCAGGTACGCTTGCGGTTGCTAACGGTGGCACTGGAGCAACTACATTAACTGGTTATGTTAAAGGTAGCGGTACTAGCGCGTTAACAGCAGCGTCAACTATTCCTAACACGGACATATCCGGTTTAGGAACCATGTCCACGCAAAACGCTAACAATGTATCTATTACTGGCGGGGCTATTGATGGCACGCCTGTTGGTGCTACAACCGCGTCTACAGTTCGTGGAACAACCATTACGGCTACTACGCAGTTCAGTGGGCCTGGCACGGGGTTGACCGGCACAGCAAGCAGTTTATCTATTGGCGGTAATGCAGCTACTGCTACATCAGCGACGACTGCAACATCCGCAACCACGGCAACTAATTTAGCAGGCGGCGCAGCAAATCGCATCGCGTATCAAACAGGGGCAGGCGCAACTTCATTTATTACCGCTCCTGTTTCATCTTCTACTTATTTAGGTTGGAATGGATCGGCTTTTGTATGGGGTACGCCAGCGGGCGCTGGTACGGTTACATCTGTGGGTTTATCAATGCCTACAGGTTTTTCTGTTTCTGGGTCGCCGGTAACAGGGTCTGGAACGCTTGCGGTCACAACAACATTAAGCGGTATTCTCAAAGGTACTGGAACAGGTTTTACTACAGCCACAAGCGGTACTGATTACGCGCCTGCAACAAGCGGTACAGCTATTCTTTACGGTAATGGTTCTGGTGGATTTAGTAATGTAACGGTAGGTACGGGATTAAGTTTTAGCGCGGGTACGTTGTCTGCTACAGGTGGCACTGGTACTGTCACTAGCATCACCGCAGGTACTGGACTTACCGGCGGTACTATTACGACATCAGGAACCATTGCGCTAGCAACATCAGGTGTCACAGCGTCAAGTTACACCAACGCTAACATTACTGTTGATACTTACGGTCGTATTACTTCTGCGTCTTCAGGCACCGCGCCTGTTACGTCAGTGTCTGGAACTGCACCAATTGCGTCAAGTGGCGGTGCTACACCGACTATTTCATTAAACGCTAACTACGGCGACACGCAAAATCCTTACGCTAGCAAAACAGCTAACTATTTCTTAGCGGCTCCTAATGGTTCTTCTGGTGCGCCAACTTTTCGAGCCATCGTAGCCGCCGACATTCCTACGCTTAATCAGAATACGACAGGAACGGCAGCAGCTATTGCTGGCGGCGCAGCAAACAGAATTTTGTATCAAACCGGATCAGGCGTTACTTCTTTTATTACGGCACCAACCGTAACTAGCACTTATCTTCAATGGAATGGCACTTCATTTGTTTGGGCGTCCGCAGGTACGGGCAGTGTTAATTCTGTTTCGGTCGTTTCTGCTAATGGATTGGCTGGAACGGTTGCTAACGCTACAACAACCCCAGCAATTACACTATCCACAACCATCACAGGTGTGCTTAAAGGCAACGGCACTGCCATAAGCGCCGCCGTGTCTGGAACCGACTACGCCCCTGCAACTAGTGGCACCAGTATTCTTAAGGGTAATGGCACGGGCGGGTTTAGTAACGCAACTTCAGGGACCGACTACGCCCCTGCAACTAGTGGAACGTCTATTCTTTACGGCAACGGTTCTGGCGGGTTTAGCAACGTTACGGTTGGATCGGGTTTAAGTTTTGCTGGCGGTACGCTTACCTCAACAGGTTCAGGTGGTACTGTAACCAGCGTCAGTGGCAGCGGTGGCACGACAGGATTGACGCTTACGGGTGGTCCTATCACTACGTCAGGGACATTGACGCTTGGGGGTACGCTTGCTGTTGCTAATGGTGGTACGGGTTCGACCACGCTAGATGGCGCGGGTATCGTAACTAAAACAGGCACTCAAACTATTTCTGGAGCTAAAACATTTACGAGTCTAACCAACAGTTTTGTTGGTACGCAATATTCAACATCTAATGGAACAGCGTCAAACGCCTACTTTGGCGAAGATACGACTTACGCAGTTGTAGGTGGCGTGGGTGGCGTCACATTATCTAGCGGCGCTACGTTTCCAGGCACAGGTCGTTATGTAGCTAATTCAACTGCATTTAGACCGTTTGTCACTACAACTTACAGCCTTGGTACTAGCGCGGAACGTTGGACAACTGTTTACGCTCAAAATATTAATTTAACCGGCGCGATAAGCGCAGGTGCGTGGAACGGATCAACGATCGGTGTTGGTTATGGTGGTACGGGCGTTACATCAACACCTACTAACGGTCAACTTTTAATCGGCAACGGTACTGGTTATTCGTTAGCAACTATCACCGCCGGAACTGGTATTAGTGTTACCAACGGCGCAGGTTCAATAACGATTGCTGCTACAGGTGGTACAGGTACAGTAACTAGCGTAGCTGCTTCTGGCGGCACTACCGGCTTGACTTTTAGTGGTTCTCCAATTACCTCATCAGGAACGTTGACGCTTGGAGGAACACTTGCTGTAGCTAACGGGGGGACAGGCGCGTCATCACTTACAGGCGCTGGTATTGTCACAACAACTGACACCCAAACCATATCAGGCGTTAAAACGTTTTCAAGCACTAGCAACTCGTTTGTTGGAAGTACCTACAAAACAACTGACGCTTACTTTGGTGAAGATACGACTTACGCCATAGTCGGTGGTACAGGTGGGGTAACACTAACTAGCGGATCAACTTTTCCAGGTACAGGTCGTTTTGTTGTTAACAGCGCAGGTGTTCGTCCTTTTGCCGACAATACTTACAGCAATGGGACTGCTGCTTTTCGGTGGTCTGAAGTTTTTGCCGCTAATGGTACGATCAATACATCAGACGCAAGCCAAAAGCAGCAGATAAGGGATTTGTCAGACGCCGAGCAACGCACAGCTCAACGGGTCAAAAAGCTCATACGGGCGTTTAAGTGGAACGACGCTGTAGAGGCCAAAGGCGACGAGGCGCGGATTCATTTTGGTGTTATTGCGCAAGAAGTTCAAGAAGCATTTGCCGCAGAAGGCTTAGATGCGTCAAAATACGGTTTATTTTGCAGTGATACATGGGCTACATCAGACGGTTCTTCACAAACGCGTTTAGGTGTACGCTACAGCGAATTGTTGGCTTTTGTCATCGCCGCACTTTAAGGACTAATATGACAACTGTTCTATCACCTAACCCAAAACTTCAGTTTTTCTCATCGAGTGGGGAATTGCTGGTAGGCGGCAAACTGTACACCTATCAAGCAGGTACAACGACACCGCTAGCGACCTACACCGATTCGACGGGGCTAACGGCCAACACCAACCCGATTATCTTAGACGTCCGTGGTGAAGCGAACGTCTGGTTAGGCACATCATCATACAAATTTGTTCTTAAGGATAGCAACGACGTATCGATCTGGACGGTCGATAACATTACATCTGCCCAAGGTCTAGCTGACGCAGTGCAAGCAAATCTTACAAGTTACATCAATAGTGTTGCGGCGTCTTCAGGGTCTTCTTTAGTTGGCTTTATACAAGCAGGTACAAACGCTGTAGCTCGTACGGTGCAAAGCAAAAATAGAGAAATTGTTAATGTCAAAGATTTTGGTGCAGTTGGAGATGGTATAACTAATGACACTGTTGCCATTCAATCGGCTATTAATCAAGTATCAACTCGTGGTGGTGGCGAAGTTGTGTTTGATATGGGTAAATATTTAATTACCTCACGTTTAACCGCTAACACTGGTGTTTTACTTAACGGTGTAGTACGGACAGACATATCAGCCAACACTAACGGTAGCGGTACAACTGCGGCAAAACCAATTATTATTTGGGGTGGTATTGCTAACGAAACAATGTACTGTATTCAACCCGCAACTGTAGGTGACTGCGTTTGGGGTGGAGGTGCAGTAAACCTTGAATGGGATGGTGCAGCCTTAGCCGCGTGTGCTGTGTGGTTTGACAACACAAAATACGCCACATTTAATGGAAAAGTTCGTAACGTTCAGTACGCGGGTGTTCTTGTTAATTCTACGTCAGGTTCAGTATCTAATTTTTCTATGAAAAATAATATTGAATCGTTAGAGTTTATATGGGGTGTAGCCGCTGCTTGTCAACCAGCAAATGGTTTGGTTTTAGATGGGAACGGCGCGGTTGGGACTGTACCAGGTACTCAGCAATTTATCGGCAACGTATCTGGATTGGTATACAACGGCGCTTTAGTTCAAATTGCCGCTACGGATAACGCTCAATTTCAATCGGTTCATGGTGTTGTGCAGGCGGGCGGCTCAGGTTGCTCGATGAAAATTTTAAATGTTGGTGTGCAACCTTCTAACCATACGCTTATCAACTATTGTGTTGGTCCTATTAAACAAGATAACGGTGTGATTGGCACCATGCTTCTTGATTACAACAGCGAAGGCGGGGGCATTACTCAATTAGCTGGGTCATCTACGTGGGACGGCGATCTAATAGATTACGTTACTGGAGATCGCTACCTGTCTCATAAGTGGGCGCTTCGTGACAAAATCAGCGTAAAAGCGGGCGATTTTGTTGCTGATTCAGGGATGACTATTGTTGCTTTTGGTTTGCAATGGAATGGTCCGGCCTATAGCGCTTCCTCAGATCAAAAAGCAAGTTGCATCATACCTTCGCCTTATTGGTTAAACAATGGAAGTATTGAAAGTATTGAAGTTTTAGTTGGGTCTAACGGGACAAGTGCTGGAAATTACGTTCTTACTGTAGATTTATCAACAGGTAATTCTTCAGCTATTGTTATAACACCTGAAAAAACTGAGACTCAAACGTTAGCTGCTGGCGCTCAATACACC